CCCCAGGGCTCCCCAGGGCCGCGCAGGGCTCCCCAGGGCTCCCCAGGGCTCCCCAGGGCTCCCCAGGGCTCCCCAGGGCTCCCCAGGGCCGCGCAGGGCTCCCCAGGGCCGCGCAGGGCTCCCCAGGGCTCCCCAGGGCTCCCCAGGGCTCCCCAGGGCCGCGCAGGGCTCCCCAGGGCTCCCCAGGGCCGCGCAGGGCTCCCCAGGGGGCCGCAGGGCTCCCCAGGGCTCCCCAGGGGGCCGCAGGGCTCCCCAGGGCTCCCCAGGGCTCCCCAGGGCTCCCCAGGGGGCCGCAGGGCGCGTAGGGGGCCGCAGGGCTCCCCAGGGCTCCCCAGGGCTCCCCAGGGCTCCCCAGGGGGCCGCAGGGCTCCCCAGGGCTCCCCAGGGCTCCCCGTGCGATCATCCCGCCGCGATTGCCGCGATTGCCGTGATTAACGCGACCGCAGCAAACACGTGGATTGCCGCCATGCCGATTGCGGCCGCCCTATCGCGCCACATGATACGCCTCCCTGAACAATTTAACCGCCGTGGCGTCCTGGTCCGTGGTCAGTGTCAACCATCGGCTGGGCGGGGAGCCGGGCCTGATTTCAGTGGCGCTACAATCCGCTAGATACCAGCCGCTTGCGCGGCGGTGCAGTTTCACCCATGTTGCCTTGGCGGAATATTTATAAGAGCTCGGCAGCGCGCTGCCGCTTGTCGCTGCGTAGGAGGCTCCGGCGCGTCGCGTTTTAGCAATGCCGAGATTGCCGAGCTGAGCTTCAGCGGCCTCGGCTAGATCGTAAATCTGCGCTGCGATCGTGTAGCAATGTGTTGTTGCGCGACCATTAGCGCGGTTCAGCATATCCTGCACCAGATTGACGTTATCGTTTGTGAGCTTGATCATGTTACACCTCCCATGGAAAACGCGTTGCAGCATATGCGGCCGCCTGTCGCGCCTTGGCGCGGTCTAACGCCCGCCGCGCCTTGGCGATTGCGTCGGTATCGCCCGACTGCGTTGCGTCACGCAGTGCATGCGCGGCCCGGCTTGCGGCCGCAACAGCGCGAGCGCTGCGTTGCGTGGCCTGGATGATGTTCACGTTACGCAACTCCTAGGTATTTGGCGCCATTGCCATGTTTGACGATTGCGATGGATTTGGCTTTGACCTGGCTGCCACCGCAGAGCCCGCAATCGAGGCATTGGACACCGCGGATTGCAGGGCATTCAATCTCATGTCCCTGCACAATATCGGCAGCATTCGCGACAATGCGGAAAGTGCGCCAGCCTTTAGCCCATGCCTCCTCGGCCGCCTGTTTGCTCTCGACGGACGCCATATATCGCTCAGGCTCAAACCGAGCGCCGGGCCGGCCGGCTTGGTGGCTGTATGCAGTGTGGCCAGCCGCGTCACGGATCAGCGCTGATGTGATCCACGCAGGCAAAGCAGCGCCGTCGCCGTATGCTCCAACGCGGACCATCCGGCCGGCGCCGACAGCCGCAATCGCGTCGACCGTCCGAGCCATGGGATAAATGCCTCGCTTGAATGCTTTATAAATACCGAGCGGGGCTTGTGCGAGCACAACGTAGCAAGGACGTTGTGCAGCCTGGCCATGATCTAGATCCGTCGGATTACCGCGGTGTGGACATGTGCCACATACCGACTCATCCGCGCCAATTCGCGATGCTGTGACAGGGTCAACGTCACTGCGCATGATCCAGAGCTGCGCCATCGCGCCTGTTTTGGAGTTGCGGCTGGATGTTGTGACGATTGCGACGATCGGGCTGCCGTCTAGCATGCTCGGCCCGTTGTATACGAGGTAGCCTGTTGGTTTTGACACGGGATAATCCCCTATGTTGTGGGGGGCCGAAGCCCCCCGGTTGATTAAGCGGAAGGTTCGCAGGCAAAATACCCGCGCCCGTGGTTCCTCCCACCACACGAACATTCACACTTCATAATTTTGCCTGTCGCGTTGAGGCACCGAGCGTCGCATTTATGATTCGAGGCGCCGGCTTTGCGTTCGATAACGCGTTCGGCAGTGACGCGGTTGCCGTTGTTGTCAATGCCGGAAAAGTGTCGCGCTGCAGAGGACCAATGACCGTCGTGCCTGATGGCGGTCAATTGGGTTGCACCGCGGAAGTAGAGCAGATTGGCCATGTCGTGTTCCATTCGATGGTAGGGGGGCCGAAGCCCCCCTGTCTGTTGTCAGAAGCCAGTAGGCAATTTAACAGCGCATCCAGCCGGGATAGTCACTGCCGGAGGCAAACGCATCACGTATCCTGTCGCGGCTACAGCTTTCGCCCAACCTACAAGATCCGGCAAATGTTGATTGGACATAACCTCGACGCCGTCGAGCAGCGCGATGTAGACAACGCCCACGCGATGCCGTGCCCGGCGCGAAGAGAAAGTGATCATTGTTAATGTCCTCTGTTCCGTTGTTTTAGAGGTCGCCGTACAGCTGGCCATCTTCGCCGAGCCATACGCAATAATCACCAAACGCAGCGCCATACGGGCTCATGACTGGCACCAGAACTACAGTCACTCCGTCCTCGTCATGCCACCGGGCCGGGCCGGTTGTGTGGCCATCATAGCCCCAGCTAGAGAGCATGGATTGCGCGTAGTCCGTTGCGGTGGCCTCGGTCAGGTGCGCCATGGCGTGTTGTCCTCTGTTCCGTTGTTCGTGGGATCATAGGACCATACAAAAATAACACTGTCAACTCTTTATTTTCCGCGGTCTAGATCGCCACCCATCGCGCTCCTCTATTCGCATGATCCGCAGATTATACCTAGCATTTTTCGTTGCGGTTGCGTCTCGATCGTCGGCATATCTGTCTAGCTCTGCGGCGAGGTGCATCGCCGTGGAGGCCCGCGATTTAAGCAGGGCAGACATGCGTCGGGCTGCGGGGGCGGACAATCCGTCTGATCCTTTCTTGAGCCACCGGTATATAGTGTCACGTTTGAGCCCGAGGGCTGCAGCAGCAGCCACGCCATATCCTGGATACTCGCCCAGGCGCCACGGCCAGAGGCACCCAATCGCCGCGGACCACAGGCCAGCGCCGTCGGCGCTCTCGTCATACGTTAAGGCTGTCGGGATAGCTCTCCGCCGTGCCAGCCGCTTGGCGCGCCTCTGGGCACGCAACGCCTCGGCCGATCCAGGCGATCCAGTCGCCCCATTCGCATCCATAATTCCACTCATAATTATAGCTCTCCATCGCTACCTGGCGATCCATCCGCGTCCATCGCCTCGATCGTCCATCGCGTCCATCGCCTCGATCGTCCATCGCGTCCATCGCCTCGATCGTCCATCGCTACCTGGCGATCATATGCGATGCCGATCATCAGCCTAGCATACCATATGCGGCGCCTATCATATGCGGTGCTCATTATAACGCGTCCGGTTCGGATCGATCGACGATCATTCCGGGTCCGATCGATGCCGATCCGGAACGATCCGGAAACGCATCGGGACGCGGAGTCCATGATTCTTGGGACACACACCCCCGCGCCCCCCATAAAAATAAACGATTCTCACTGTTACGCTTGACCCCGGACGTTTTCTCTGTGATTATGGCCCACCAGCAAAGGCTCCTCACCAATGCCCCCCACCATGACCAAAGTCTTCAGCAGCCACATAAATTCAGTGGGTTACGACGCAGACGCCAGGGCGCTGCATGTGACCTATAATTCCGGCAAAACCGCTATTTATGGCGGTGTTCCGCCCGATGTGGCTGAACGCGTGACGAACGCCCCGTCGATCGGCCAAGCTCTGCACAAGCACATCCGCGGTAAATTCGACCACGAGTACGGCGGATGACCCTACGTCGCCGGGGGTTCCTCACGGGCCTGACAGCGGCATTCGCAGCTCCCGCTGTGATCAAAACCGCGGGCCTCTTGATGCCCGTAAAAACCCCGCTAATTATGCGGGCCCCGCCGGAATTATACGCGATGTTGACGCAGACTACGCGTGAGGCGGTCATACCCAGGATCTACTTGGACATGTACCGCCAAGACACGGCCTTCCAACGTCTGCTATCGGAATTCAGGGTATGAACCCCCGGGCCCGCGCCGACCTTGAGGCTTACGACGCGACGGCCATGTCGAACGCGAGGGATCGATGATCTATTCAGAGGAAGACCTAAGGCGTTTCGTCAGGAGGGCGACGAATGAGCTGGGCGGTAACCGCCCGGATTGGATTTGCGTCCCCAAAGAAACCCTGGAACTGGAGCCGGACGTGTTCTCCCTGCCGTTGAGGGAAGGCCCGCTTGGCGTTGGGTTCCTGATCGAGCCGAAATTATACACTGTCGCCCAACTCAACGGCTGGGATACAACACCAAGACCCGCGCCGAAGAAAAACATCACGTACCGGTTCGCGGAAACCGGGGGCCTGGTGTACACAGTGGAGAAGACCCAATGACCCCCAACGAAGCCGCTGAACTGTTCCGGGCTATGGCCGACCGGCTGGAGCGGAACGCGTCGACTGAGTTCGGTGGCGCCTTCCTGATCATCCCACCGGAAGATGGCAGCCCACTGGACGGCGCTTTTGTGACCACCACGCCCAACGCCGCGGTGTTCTGGTCGTCCGTCCAAGGACAGACCGAGGTCGCCGTGCAGCGCTTGACCGCCCCGCAGCCAGGCCGAGGCTATGGACGGTAACCTGCCCGCTCCGGCGGTACATACCGCGGACTATATGGCCGAGACAGGCGAGGTGTGGTCTTACGACAAGGCCGCCGCCTACAAGGATGTGTTCCTTGAGTTCCTTAATTACTGCGTAATTCCCTCGAAAGAGCGCGGTGTAATCACGCTGGGTGGGCAATTATACCCCGCCCAGGAGCGCGGCCTGGACTTAATTTTTGAGGGATTACAGCGCGGGATCCATGATTTTAAGTGGGGGAAAGGCCGTCAGCAGGGCATCTCCACGATCTGTCGGCCCTTCTCGGCCATGTGGATCGCGATGCACAAAGGGTCACGTGGGGCCTTCCTTCTGGACACCGCCCAACACATGTCAGAGGCCCGGACCGAGGTCGAGTTCATCCTCAGTAACTTGCCGGCGAAACTGAAATTCCCGGCCTTCAAGACCAACCGTTACGGCGGTCGGTTTGCCAACGGCAGCACTGTGACCTTCCTGTCGGCGGGCGTGAAACAGACCGCCGGCGGCGGCGCCCTTGGCCGTGGCCAGGGCCTCACGATGGTCCACGCATCCGAGGTCGGCACCTACAACAACCCCGAAGGCCTGTCGTCGTTCCGTAAGTCCCTGGCGCTTGAGAACCCCGACCGGCTGTTCCTGTGGGAATCGACCGGCCGCAACGTGGGGTCCGACTGGCACCAGATGTGGAAGAAGGCGGTATCCAACGACCTCGAAGAGGCGACGATCTTCACCGGTTGGTATCTGGTGCCGACGCATCGGATCCGGGCGAACACGTTGCAGTTCGAGAAGTTTGGGTCCCCGGCGATCACCCGGGAGGAAGCCAAGCGGATCGCCGAGGTCAAGGAGCGATACGGCTGGGAGATCACCCGCGAACAGCTGGCGTGGTACCGCAAGGAGACGAACCCGTTCGCGTTTGGCGAAGACGACGAAGGGGAAGACGACGCCGAAATGGCGTTCGACGAGTACCAGGGCCGTGAGCACCCGTGGGTCGAAGAGGAGATGTTCACCACCGACGGTAGCAACTTCTTCTCGTCCGATCGCCTTACCGAGATCAACAAGAACATCGCCAGCGACGAGTTCAAGTCGTGGAAGTACTACACCGGCACCGAGTTCATCCACATGGGGATCGAGCCGGCCAGGACGCGCCGCGAGATCCAGTTGAAGGTGTGGGAAGAGCCCAAGCCCGACGGCGTGTACGTCATCGCCGCCGACCCGGCATACGGCGCGAACGAGAACAACGACCGCAGCTGCGCCCAGGTCATGCGGTGCTTCGCCGATAAGATCGAGCAGGTTGCCGAGTTTGCCAGCCCGAACGTGCAGCCCCACCAGTTCGCCTGGGTCCTGGCAAGCCTGATGGGGTGGTACCGCAACACCCGCCTGATGCTCGAGATCAACGGCCCCGGCGCCGCGGTCTTGCACGAGTACCAGATGCTCAAGCGCATCGTGACGAACGGATATTTGCAGAAAGAGGCGGAAGAGCAGGGCCTGAAGAACTTCTTCCAGAACTGCAAGAGCTACCTTTACTCGCGGCCGGACGCGCTGATCCCTGGCCAAGGGTCGATCCACTGGAAGACGACGTCGGTCAACAAGGTGCCGATGATGGAGCGCCTGCGTGACTTCCTGACCAACGGGGGCCTGATCATCCGGTCGCGCGACATGATCGAGGAGATGCGGTCGGTCACGCGCGACGGCGACAGCATCAAGGCCGAGGGTAACGACCACGACGACCGTGTGCTGGCTGTGGCCATGGCCATCGTCTGCTGGGAGCAGCACGAGCGCAAGGGCCTGATCAGTTCAAACCGGACGTATAAGTTCGAACGGTCCAAGGCGGCCCTGTCGCCAGGCGATCAATACCAGCTGCTGTCGAAGCACAAGCTGAACCAGTACTTCAAGGGCAAGGTAGCCGACCGCCGTGCGGCCGCCCTCGATGCAGCCCGCATGGCGTGGAGAGGCCGTTAACACATGCCCGTAATCCGCACATACCAATGCCCTGATTGCCAGGGCACGTTCGAGCATCTGCACGACCGCTACGACGATCCTCCGCCCTTGGTGTGCGACCTGTGCGGCGGCGACATGCGCGACACCCAGCCTGAGTTGGCCGCACCGCACCTAGCCAAGTCGATCGGCAAGGTGGCGGACAACGTCTACCGGGGCATGGAGCAGGCCGCGCAGAACCGCGCTGAGATGGCCGCCGAGGCCCTGGGCGAGAACGTGTCCGAGATGGGCGCGATGAAGATCACGAACATGCGAGACGACGCCCGGGCCGGCGAGACCAGCAGCGTGGTCGTCAACAACGAGGTCACGCGGGTGATGGCGCAGACGCGTGGCACGACGGGCCTAGTGGACTCGCGGGCCGGGGCGGACTTCGCGAAGGCGACCCGTAACGGTCCGTTCGCCGGCGGCGGCGTCCAGGCGCTTCAGGGCGTCGTGAAAAACCACAACATGACGGCGTCCCAGGTGGCGCGGAATGGGAACATGGGGCAGCACTTCCCCAAGCCGTGACCAAACCCATTGAAAAAGAACCCCCGGTCGGGGTATTACCAACCGGGGGTCAAGGGTATTAGACAGAGGAAACGCCCTGACTTAACCCGCTGCGTGTCAAAGGTCAAGCAACGTGATCTTGCCGAAATCGAAGGCTGACCTCCTGCGCAAGGTCATTATGGTCAAAGACGCTTGCCGGGCGTCCGCCTCGTCACGCGCCGCGCTTTCCCGTGCCCAGAGCCTGTTGATCGACACCGGACGGCCCAACGGGTCGCGGTCGATCATGAACACGCTCAACGCGCACATCGACCGCTCGGCGTCTCACCTTTTCAGCCCGGTGGATCTGCGCTTCGTGCTGGACTTCGAAAGCCACTACGACCGGTCTGTCCTGGCGCAGGGCGAGATCACGGCCCGGGTCCTAACGCGGGAATGGGAACGCAAGGACATCGACGTGATGTTCGCCGAGGGCGTGGACATCTCGCTGCGCTACGGTGCGGCAATCCTGAAACAGATGTGGGGCAACGCCGGGCTCGAAGCCAAGCTGGTCATGCCCTGGCAGTTCGGCGTGTACCGCGAAGACATGAACAACCTCGACGACCAAGAGGCGGTGTGCGAAAGCGGCCTGATGACCCTCGAAGAAGTCTGGCGGCGCATCAGCCACCTGCCCGACGCCGAGAGTATGTACCGACGCATCAAGTCCCATTCGAACCGGGAGAGCGCCGACGCCGTCGACAACAGCTTCTTCCATAACGTGCTGTCGACCTCGATCCTGAACACCGACCTTGAAACGCAGCGCCAGCAGCCCGGCGGCGTGGTCCAGTTGTCCGGCGACGTGCCCAACGGCGTCGTGCCGCCGGAACTCATGATCGACCTCGTGCAGTTCCACGAGCTGTACATCAAGGACGACGACCGCCAGGATTACACCACGGTCCTGCTGATCGAGCCGGACATCATCGTCAGCCCGTACTTCAAGCGGGAGAACTTCTTCGCCCCCGAAACTCAGCCGTTCTCGCTCATCCAGGCGAACCGTGTGCCTGGACTGGTTTGGGGCAAGTCGGAGATCATCGACCTGGCAGAGCCTCAGGCCTTGCTGTCGACCCTCTACGACGACGCGAAGCGCATGATGGGCCTCCAGGTAGACAAGCTGCTGGCGTTCAGCGGCGGCGAAGGCATCAACGACGAGAAATACGCCGAGTTCCGAACCGCCGGGTTTGTGGACTTGGGCGCCGGCGGCAGCGTGACCGACCTCACGCCGCAGATGCCTGGACAGATGTTCCAGTTCATCGAGCTTATCCACAAGTCGATGGAAGAGGTCGCCGGGTTCAACAACATCATGTCCGGCCAGGGCGAAGCCGGCGTTCGCGCGGGTGTGCATGCCGAGACGCTCACGCGGATGGCATCGCCCCGCATGCGGGACCGCGCGCTGCTTCTCGAACGGCAGTGCGCCGCCGCCGCGGACAAGACCCTGAGCCTGCTCCAGCAGAAGGACGGCAAGATGTACTCGACCGACCCGACCACGGGTCCCGTGTCGCAGTTCCTGCTGTATGACCTGCCGGAAGACCGCCGTGTGACCGTTGACAGCCACTCCACCAGCCCGATCTTCGCCGAAGACCACAAGGACCTGATCGGGTTCGGCCTCAAGGCTGGGTTCCTGGGCGGCGACAGCGCGATCGAATTGCTGCCGTTCCCGCAGAAAGACCTGCTGAAACAGCGCTACAAGCAGATGCAAGACGCCAAGCAAAAACTCATATCCGAACATCCCGAGATCTTGACCAAAGGGCACGGAAAGAAGTAAGACCGCGAGGAAGAACGCGTAGCTCAGTGGTAGAGCGGCTGACTCTTAATCAGCGGGCCGTAGGTTCAAATCCTACCGTGTTCACCAAAGGAATGGCGCGGGGTAGAGCAGCCCGGTAGCTCATCTGGCTCATAACCAGAAGGCCGCAGGTTCGAATCCTGCTCCCGCAACCAGACCCTACCGCGCCGCCCCTACACGTTGGGCGTTAAGCCAGGCCTCAATTTCATCGCGTCGATAGAGGACCTTACGACCCCGGCGGTGGTAAGGCGGCCCCACGCCGTCGTTCCGGTGCCTGAAAAGCCACAGACGAGACACCCCGCAGATCGGCGCTACCTGCTTCGTGGTCATCCAATCCGACACTGTCGATCCTTAAATTACCGGGTGATACGGACGTTACATCACGCTTGTTTCGCGGTCAACGTCGGCTTTCGTAAACGTGTAAATACCCGAGGCAGTTGCCTTCCTTCGTCTTCACGGACGCCGGGTGGCGGTTGTTGGGAGAGGAGCCCCCTCGGGCGTTCAACTCAAACTCAGGAGGCAGTCATGGCTCGCAAGTCTCACCGCAAGGGTCGCAAGTAATCCAATGCCGGACATGCCACCCCCCGCTATGAATCCAGCTGCGCCGCCTCCGGGTGGCGCAGGCGCACCGCCGGCACCTCCGGGTGTTGGTGGTGGGGCACCGGGTCAGCCGCCTTTTGGCTCCTCCCCGGTAAGCCAGCCTGTCCCCAATCGGGGCCAGGAAGCTGCAGGACTTTCACGGTTGGCGGTGGTCGTCCGGCTAATGGAAGAGACCGTTCCCCTTTTAGGGGTTGGGTCTGAGCCGGGTCAGGCCGTGCTCAAGGCGTTAAACTCGCTCGCCAAGCACGTCCCGCCCGGCTCCGTTCCCCCCGGGGTTCAAACCAGTACGATGCAGCGGCTTTTGTCGCAGCAGCAGCAGAATGCACCGCAGGTCGCCGCAATGCGCGCGATGCAGGCGGGCCCACAAGCTCCTGCCGGTGGCGGCGCGCCCCCGGCGCCCCCAGCACCTCCAGCGGCATAAGGTAGATCACCATGGTCAACATCTTTCAAGACAACACCAAGTCCATCCCCAAGGGCAACGATTCGATGATCGTGCGCGTCCCGATGGACCAAATCGATATCGGCGGTCGTAAGAGCCATCTGCCCAACGCGCAGAAGAGCACCGACATGTCGATCTCCCATATCCCGAACAAGGGCTAACCGATGGCCCTCGTGGAAATCGACCAGGCCCAGCTCGAAGCTCACCAGAAGGTGACCAACGAGCTTAACCGGCTCCTGGCGAACCCCAAAACCCGCCGCATGGTCCTTGAGGCCAAGAAGGTGTTGGATCCCGACGCCCTCATCCCCGAACTGGACGCGACCGAAGCCGTGCGCGGCGAAGTCAGCGATCTGACCAAACGCTTTGAAGCGATGTCAGCGAAGCTCGAGGAAGCCGAAAACAAGCGCGAACAGCGCGAGAAGATGGCGCAGCTTCAGGGCACCTGGGAAAAGGGCCGCTCGAAACTGCGCGCGAGTGGGTACACCGACGAGGGCCTCGCAGAGGTCGAAAAGTTCATGGAAGAGAAGGGCGTAGCCGACCACGAAGTGGCCGCTGCTGCCTTCGAACGCATGCACCCGCCGGCGGAACCCGTCCGCAGCACCGGCAGCAACCGCTTCGATCTGTTCAGCGCAGACGACCGGACCTCCGAACACATGCAAAAGCTGTTCGCCAATCCGGATGACCCGATGGCGCTCGATTCCCTCGTCAACGATACCCTGCGCCAAGTACGCGGCCGGTAATAGAAAGGAGTTACGGATATGCCTATTCCCGGCACTGGTGCAGTACCGACCGGCGGTCTTTATAACGAACTCGCAGCCACGACTCGGCGCGCGTTTGTTCCCCGTCTGTTCGTTCAGATGTACTTCGCCACCCCGACGTTCTTCTACCTCATGGGCAACGCCCAGAAGGTCGCGGGCGGCTTGAGCCAGATCACCATCCCGGTCCAGGGCCAGAGCATGGTGCAGGGCCAGTTCACCGGGTACGGCGGCGGGTTTAACCAGCCGAACATCACCCCCGGTGTGCAGGACGCGCAGTGGAACACCTGCTACTGGGTGGTCCCGGTCCCCCTGCCGTTCGGCGAAAGCGTCATCCAGGCCACCGACCGCGAGATTTCGCTGCTCAAGGCCCGTATGAACGACGTGTACGCGACGAGCGTCCAGAACCTGGCGCCGTTGATGTTCGGCGGTTCGACCAACTCCTTGCAGCCGAACGGCTTCGCGGACGGGTTCGACAACGGCCTGAACTACCCGAGCTACGGCGGCATCAACCGTCTGTCCGCCGGCAACGCCACTTGGAAGGGCCAGGCCTACGTGGCCGCCACCGGGACCGGCTTGCCGGGTACCGCGGGCTACACCCGTCAGACCATGTCCCAGCAGTTGCTCCAGATCACCGACGCGGCCGGCGGCGAAGCCCCGACCTTCGGCGTGATGAACCCGGGCGACTTTGCCACCCTGAACAACTCGTTCGTGGGCGTCGAGCAGGTCTTCGTGAACCCGAACGCTACCTACTCGGGCATGAACACCTCGATCCGGTCGTCCTTCCCGAACGTGAACATCGCCGGCGTCCCCATCTTCGCCGACCATTTCTGCCCAAAGGGTTCGGCCTACTTCGTCAACACGAAGTACACCTCGTTCTACATGAGCGAAGACGCCGCGTTCGACTTCTCCGGGTTCTACTCGCTCGTTCCGTTGGGCCAGATCGGCCAGCAGGGCGTGACGATCCTGGGCTACAACATCATCACCGCCAAGCCGTCCGCCAATGCCGTGATCACGGGCATCGGCGGGGCCGCCTTCTAAGGAGAACCGAACATGGCACAAAACCGTCTTGGCGGGCCGGGCATCGGTCTTCCGTATCCCCAGTCCCTCTACCCGGTCTCTCTGATCGGCGCGGCCCCGCAGGCCGCCACCAACGTCTTCGTGCTCGGCAACGGTGAATGCCTGCCGGTCCCGCCGGGCGATTGGATGGTCGCCGGCGCGCCGATGCAGTGGCTTGACCCCGTATCCGGTCAGTGGCTGTTTGCCGGCGGCTCGTCCTACGCCGCCGGCGAAGTCTCGGTCTCCGAAGGCTACGTCCACAGCGACGGCCAGAACCTCCGCGTGGTCAACCCGAACGGCATCGCCACCGGCGCCGCTGTAACCACCGCGGGTACCGGCTACACGGCCGCCACCACCACCGTGGTCTCGAACAACAGCTCGATCTGGACTGCCGTTATCGGCGGCGCCATCGCGCTGGCGCTGCCGTCCGGCGGCGGCGGCTCGGGCTACACTCTGCCCCCGATCGTGCTGATCGCGGCTCCGCCGAGCCCGGGCGTCCAGGCCACTGCTACCGCGACCATCAGCGGCGGCATTGTGACCGGCTACACCGTGGTGAACGCCGGCGCCGGCTACACCTCGGTTCCGGCCGTGCAGGTTCTGCCGAACCCGTACGATCCGAACTACGGCTCGATCGTGAACGCCTCCATCACTCCGACCCTGACCGGTTCGGGCACTGTGACTGCGGTCCTTTGCACCAACACCGGCGCGTCGAGCGGCGCCACCGCCCCGACCCTGACCATCACCGGTGGTTCGGGTTCCAGCGGCACCGCTGCCGCGGTGACGACCGCCTACTGGGTGGCGGCGAGCAGCACCCCGCTTACCGTATATATGCAGCCGCTCTAAAGCTCTGCATCCAGCCGCGCGTCGAGAGGGGGTGGGGGTTAAACCCCGCCCCCTTTTTCGTTATAGGAAGCCGTGATGCTTACGCTCTACCTGACACGCACCCAACAGCTCCTACAAAACCCCGGGGCGTCGACGCAGCTTTACTCGACCTCGGACCTGACGAGCTACATCAATGTCGCGCGCGGCCAGTTGGCCGGCGAAACCGAGTGCATCCGCGCGTATTCCACGCTGCAAATGACGGCCGGCACAGGGGTCTACGGGTTCTCGTCGATCACTGGCCTGCCGACGGGCGCCGCCGGCGTGTTCAACGTCCGTGGGGCCACGCTGAACATCGGCAACGGCCAGGTGTGGATGGAGCCCCGGCCGTTCCCGTACTTCCAACTCTACTACCTCAACAACCCGGTCCCCGTCCTGGCCCAGCCGACGGTGTATTCGCAGTTCGGCCAGGGCGTGAACGGCACGTTGTATTTCAACCCGACGCCCGACCAGAACTACGTCATGAACGTCGACTGCGTCTGCTACCCCGCCGCCCTCTCGACCGACACGGACCCCGAAGCCATCCCGTATCCTTACACGGACTCGGTGCCGTATTACGCGGCGTATCTCGCGTACCTGTCGGCCCAGCGCGCGGCGGACGCCGACCGCATGTGGCAGCAGTACCAGCTATTCTCGTCCCGAGCGCGGCAGATCTCGAACGGGTCGGTCAACCCTGGCCAGTATCCGCAAAGCGGTAATCCTGTTCGAGCCAATCAGCTTGGTGTACAACCGCAGCAGCAGGGGGGTGGCCGGTGACACAAACGCTGTTCAGCTACATGAAGACCGTCCAGCAGATGATCAGCGACACGCGGCAAGAGCTGATCGCGCCGTTCACCCTGATCAACTATATCAACCGGGCGCGGCGTGAAGTCGCGATGCGGTCGCAGTGCTTGCGCATCCTACCGCCGATCTCCGGCGGCGTAGAAACCATCACCGTGACTGCGCCTGGATCGGGCTACACCAACCCCACCGTGACGGTCACCGCCCCCGACGCGCCCGACGGCCGGTCCCTATACCCGCTTGGAGCCCAGGCCACCGCCACAGCCACGGTGGAAGACGGCATGATCGTCAACATCGACGTGACGTTTGGCGGCAGCGGGTATTTTCAACCGTACATCACGATCACTGACCCGACCGGCACCGGGGCCACCGCTGTTGCTGCGACCTCGCCGATCCTGACTTTGAACAACGGCCAGGAAATCTACAATTTTGCGGACATCCCGCTGTCGAACTTCCCCGGAATCGGGCCGGTTTACGGCATCCGATCGGTGTCGTTGATCTATTCGGGCTATCGATACAGCCTGCCGATGTACTCGTTTTCGACCTACCAAGCGATGATTCGGCAGTACCCGAACCAGTACTACTACGTCCCCACGATGTGCAGTCAGTTCGGCCAGGGCGCGTCCGGCAGCCTCTATTGCTATCCCCTGCCGAGCCAACAATATCAGCTTGAAATCGACTGCTATTGCTACCCGCAGGACCTAACGACCGATCAGGACGTGGAAGCCATTCCCGACCCTTGGACCGAGGCCGTGCCCTACATGGCCGCGCATCTGGCGTACCTCGAGTTGCAGAACCTCAACGCGGCTGAGTATTACCGCAAGCTGTTCGACAGCAAAATGCCGATGTATCGTAACGCTGCGCAACCGGGCCGCAATACGAACCCTTATGGGCGCTACTGATGCGGGAGCGTAACGATGTCTGAGAGCCAAGGCCAGGGCGGTGGTCTCCCGGGGCGTCCATCGTATTCGGTGAACTTCCCCGCCAACCCGATGCAGATCCTGTTTGATGGTTTCGAAACCATCAACACGAAGCCGTCGCGTCCGGCCATCGAAAGCCAGCAGATGTATATCTGCGACGGGTTCATGCCGCTGGGCAAAAGCAACGCGCGGACCCTCTACGGCATCGGTTCGAACCTCTACGCCGCCACCGGCGGCAAAACGGTCGCGTTCTTTTGGTTCGGGAACATCGGCACTGTGCCCTACTGCATAGTGTTCCTGTCGGACGGCAGCATCGTGGCGGTCAACGAAAACACATCGGCGGCGACCACCATCGCCCCGGCTGGCACGATCACGTCGCCGTCGCCGACCTCGATCGGCCTGACCCAGTGGGGAAACCAGTATTTCGCCATCGTCTCCCAGCAGACCAACGGCTATTTTCTGTGGGATGGCACGACCCTGTATAAAGCGGGCGGCATCGGCCCGTACGTGTCGATCAGCAGCGGGGGCTACGGCTACAACGGCGATTCTTCCGTATCGTTCACGGGGTCTATTGCCACTACCACGCTGACAGTCACCGCGGTTGCGTCTGGCGTCATACAGGTCGGCCAGTTCATCAGCGGCACTGGCGTAACCGCCGGCACGTACATCACTGCGCAAACGGGCGGTGCCACCGGGGGCATCGGCACCTACACGGTCAATAACTCCCAGACCGTGGCCAGCGAGGCGATGACCGCGCCCTTGACCATCACCGCTATCGGCGGATCGGGGTCGGGCGCGACGTTCACATCGACGCTCCAGAACGGGTCGATCAGCACGATCAACGTGTCCAACCCGGGCAGCGGCTACAGCCCGATCGACTACGTCTACCTCGCGTTCGCGGGCGGCGGCGGCAACACTACGGCGACCGCCACGGCGACCGTCGTCGGCGGTGTGATCACGGCGGTTACGCTCTCCGCTCCAGGCTTTGGCGGGACGGGCTACACCTCCACCACGGCAGTCGCGGTCTACGGCGGTGGCGGCAGCGGGGCTTCGATCAAGGCTACGGTGTCCAGCGGCTCGGTGACCGGCTTTACGATCACTAAAGGCGGCGAAGGCTACTCGTCGTCCGACCCGCCAACGATATACATCTACGACTCCCTGAACGCCGTTGCGACCGCTGCGGTGGCCTTGATGCCGATCGGGGTTCAAGGCTCGGACGTCGAAACCTACCAACAGCATGCCTGGGTCATTAACGGCTCCAAGGTGCTGTTCACCGCACCCGAAAGCCCGTCTGACTTCGGCACTCCGGATGGCGGCGGCGCGTTCCAGTCCACCGACTCGTTCCTGAAAATCGGCTTCACCGGCGTCAAACAATCGAACGGGTTCCTCTACCTGATCGCCGACAGCTCGATGAATTACATCTCGGGCGTGTCAACCAGTGGCTCGCCGCCGACTACGACCTTCACGAACCAGAACGTCGACCCGCAAATCGGGTCGTCCTGGCCCAACAGCGTTCAGGTGTTCTCGCGCAATATCGTGTTCGCCAATTCGTTCGGCGTTCACATCTCCTACGGCGGCGCGGTCACCAAAATCTCCGACGCGCTCGACGGATTCTATAGCAGCGTCCCGTACACGTCCTACACGATCAGCCCGAGCGCCGCGGTCGCCGTGATCTTCGGCATCCACGTCTACATGCTCCTGTTGCCCATCATCGACCCGGTGACCGGCCTACAAGTCAACAAGCTGCTGATGTGGGACGGCAAGCACTGGTGGACGGCCAGCCAGGAAAAACCCCTGCTGTTCGTCACGACGCACGAAATCAACTCGCAAATGACGGCCTACGGCACTGACGGAACGAGCATTTTCCCGTTGTTCCAAAACCCGTCCGCCACCCTGGTCAAGACGATCCAGTCGAAGCTCTACGACCTCCCGAGCTACGTCTTCGAAAAGATGACGAACCGGGTGTTCGGCCTCGTGAATTACAACCAGATCTCGGCGGCGCCGTTCTCGATCGCCATCGACAGTGGCACCACCCCCACGACGAGCCCCTATTATAACACGTCGTTGTCCCTGACGTGGACGAACACGTCGGGCGGCACAATCAGCTGGACCAACAGCTCCAGCCAGCCGATGGTGTGGGGCCGCACCGGGCTCGCCCAGCTAGAGTTTGCCAACTCCCAGCAGGGGTCGCTCATCGGCATTACCGCCCAGACTTCAGCCCCCGACTTAACGGTGGTCTCCATCACGCTCGTGGTGCAGAACTACCAGTCCCTTGTGTGAGGCCATTATGTCCCTTCCTACCACCTTCGCCGCGCTGACCACCGCCACCGGGCAACAGCTCGACAACAACTTCAGCGCCCTCGGCGCGCTGACGCCGATCCCCTGCTCCGTCTCCGGCACCAACGCCATCACGATGGTCACGGCGTTGAACACGCCCTCGGTACCGTCCTACGCCAATTACGCGGTCTTCAGCGGCGTGGCCGCCGCGACCAACACTGGCGGGACGACCGTCGCCGTGAACTCTTTGTCGGCCTTGACGGTCTACAAGGACACGGTCGCCGGGCCGGTCGCCCTGAGCGGCGGCGAGATCGTCGCCGGCAACGTGCTCTACCTGATCTACGACAGCGCCCTCAACACCGGCGCCGGCGGGTTCCACCTCAACTCCCAGCCGACCAATTTCGTGTACCCGGTCGGCGGGTCCAGCAGCCGCGTGGCGGGCTCGTCCGCCGGCAGCGTCCTGACGGCGGCCTGGACGGCCAACGAACTGGTGGCCGAAATCACGTTGGGCGGCCTGGCGGTCAAAGGCGCGGGCCTGTCGCTGGTGTTCAATGGCGGCATCGCTGGCGCCAACGGGATGGACACGGGGTCGATGCCCGCGTCCTCGCAGTTGGCGATCTACGCAATCTACAACCCGACCACCGGCAACTGGGCGACCCTTGGCTACACCGCCGGGTCGTCGGTCGTCAGCACGTTGTACCCCGGCACCCACCTGCCCAGCGGCTACACCTACTCGACCTTGCTCTGGGTCGGTGTGACCACCGCGTCGTCTCAGTTGCCGGCCTTCGTGCAACGCGCCAACCGGGTTTACGTCGGTCCCACCATCGTGCTGTCGGCGGCCGCCAGCGCCCTCAACACCTACGCCAGTTTGAGCCTGGCAACGGTCGTGCCGTACAGCGCCGCAGCAACCTGGGGGACGATGGCCGGCACGTCGTTGTCGGCCACGCAACTGGCTGTGGCGGCCTCCAACACCGGCCAGGCCGCCCAATACATGATCGGGGCCAGCGCGGGCGTCACGCTTGATGGGTTCGCCAACGCCGGCCAGTTCACCGACCTGCCGCTGGTGACCCCGCAGACGATCTGGTGGAAGTCCGCCAACACTTTGCAGAACAACGACATCGCCATTGGTGGGTATTCGTTCTAATGCTGGCCAACCTCTACAACGTCTTCAACGACATAAAGGGCATGCAGCAGTTCTCGTTCTCAAACGCGGACCTGCACACCCGGCAAAACGCGGCGATCCTGGCGCAGCACGGGGTTGACCTGTCTTCCTACGTGCTCGACCCGATCCCTCTCGAAACCGCTTTGCCGAACTGGCTGCAAACGCACCAAGAAATCCACAATCAGGTCAACCAAGTGCTCGGCATTGCCGGGAATGACCTGACGGATGTAGATTTCAGCAAGCCGGACCAAGTCGCCTCTTGGATCTGGCTTCATGCGCAGGAACACCTGCAAGCCAGCAACAAGCTAGGATTAACATGAGCCGTAAATTCCCCGTCGCCGCGCCGCCCTCCTCGCCGCCGTCAGTGACGATGGACCCCACCCCCGTGGCCGTCCCTATCCATCGGGTCATCCCGACGGATATCGAACGGCTGGCCGGATGGGCCGTCCCTATGATTCAGGAGGATTTCGGCAACCCGCCGCTCCCCGTCATCCAGCGTTGGATGCGCGCCTGGGCGATGGACAATCAATACAGCTTCGTGGCCACCGACAATGCCGTCGGTCTGTCCACGCTGGTCTACGAGCCGTTGTTTGCCGATCCGATCGTGCAGAACATCTTCCTGTACGTGCGCAACGGGGCCAAGAACGAAGGCATCGAGCTTTACAAGCACTTCTACGGCTGGATGAAGCTGAACCGGGCCGTCAAATTCCGGTTCCACGACAGCGCCGGTCAACCCACCGCGGAACTGAAGTCGGTGTTCGGCAACCTCCAGTACCAGAAGATGTGGTACGCGGACGCGCAATCATGAGGCCGTTTAGCGAGTTCCCCAGCGATAGCATCCGGCACCACTTCTTCCCCGGCATGTACGCAAAAGAGGTGCGAATCCCCGAGGGGTATGTGCTAGTATCCCATAAGCACCTTTTCGACCACCTGAGCATTTTGGCCTCCGGGTCGATCATGCTCGGTGTGGACGGCAAACGGACGCTACACAAAGGGCCTGCGGCGTTGAACATCGTAGCCGGGCAGAACCACGAGGTCCACGCGCTGACGGACGTTGTATGGTTCTGCATCCACGCCACCGATGAAACCGACGTTGACAAGGTCGACGAAGTTTTGATCGTAAAGGACGCTGACTGATGCCTATTTTCACCTTCATCGCCGCCATTGGTGAAGCGATCGCCGGCGCTGTCGGCGGCGCAGCCGCGGCGGCTGGTGCGGGTGCGGGCCTTGCCGGTGCGCTCGGGACCGCCGCCGAGTTCGGCGTTGGCGGGGCGGTCCTGGGCGCCGGAGAATCGGCGCTTATGGGCAAAAACCCGCTGCAAGGGGCCGAAGCGGGCCTCATCGGCGGCGCGGTAACGGGCGGCCTCGGCGGTCTTCTTGGCAGTTCGCTAGGATCGACCGCCGGCGGGGCTGTGGCTGGCGCGTTGGGCGGCGGTCTGGGCAGCCTAGCCACGGGTATCAACCCGCTGACGGGCGCTCTGACGGGCGGCGTGGGCGGCGGCATCGCCGGTAGCATGGGAGGCCTGGGCGGCGCTGGCGGCGCGGCTCCTGGGGGCGCGCAGAGCGCGGTAAGCGCGCTCGGGCCGACATACGACCCCACCCAGGCGTTCACAACTGCCGCCGACGCTACCTCGGGCGGCCTTCCGAACATCAGCGGGGACCTTACGCAGGGCGTCCCGTCTCTCGGCAACACGTCGGGAACGATTGGCCCCAACACGCAACTCGACGCTCTCGGCAAAATGGCGTCTGGCGCGCCGGTCTCGGCGATGGGCAACGCGCCGGTCGACACGCCCAGTGGCGGCAACATCTTTAGCAACCTGTTCGGCGGCAACGGCGCCGGGGCGGGCGATGTGGCCTCGGTGGGATCTCCCGCCGTGCCCGGAACAATGGCCACCGGGAACATCAACACGCCCGCTCCGGGTCTCGGTGGCGCCGCGAGCGGCGGCGCCAGTGGGGCGGCGGGAGCCGGCGGCATTAAGAATCTGTTCAGCGACCCGCTTGGCACCATTCAAGCCAATCCTGGCCTCGCTCTGGCGGGTCTGGGCATGGGCTACGACGTGCTGAAGGGCAACCAGATGCCCAAGGGCTACGCCCAGCTGGAACAACAGGCCAACACCCTGGCCGCCGAGGCCAACCAGCTTACCCAAGGCGCGCTGAACAACGCGCTGCCGCCGGAAGCCCAGGCACAGCTCGACCAGGCTCAAAACGCCGCGATGCAACAGATCCGGTCAAAATACGCGCAAATGGGGCTCTCGGGGTCCAGCATGGAAGCGCAGGCCCAGGCCGGTGTGAACGAAGCTATGGCCAGCCAGGGCTACTCCATCATGCAGCAACTGATGTCGCAGGGCTTGAGCGCCGCTCAGGCGGCCAACGCCGCCCTGGCGCAAATTATGAACGCCAACGTGGCGCAAGGCGCGGCGACCTCCGGGGCGATCGGCAACTTTGCCGGCGCTCTGGCCGGGTCGTCCACAAAGGGAGCCTAATCGATGGCCGATCCTACCGATCTTCTCAGCACCCTTGGGCTCACCCCCGGTGTGGCTTTAGGCGGCCTCGGCCTTGGCTACGAAGCCCTGCGCGGCAACCAGATGCCCAAGGGATACCAGCCGCTCTCGCAGGCTGCCGGCACACTCGGCCAGGAAGGGCAGCAGATGATGTCCGCCGGCTTGGGCGGTCCTCTGCCGCCCGGCGCGCAGGCGCTCGTGAACCAGCAGCAGAACGCCGGCATGGCCAACGTGCGGTCGACCTACGACAAACTGGGCCTGTCGGGGTCCACAATGGAAGCCCAGGCCCAGCAGTCGGTCAATGAACAGACGATGGGCACGGCGTTCAAGATCTCGCAGGACATGATGACCCAAGGCATGAAAGCCACGGGGTTGAGCGAGGCTATGTACAGCGAGATCATGCAGGCCAACGTCGCTCAGGACACTGCGTTCGCTAAGGCAATCGGCAATTTCGCGGCGGCGCTTGCCGGCGCTTCGGCTTAAGAGGCAAGCATGTCTGGATCGACAACCACCACCGCCGCCGACCCCACCGCCGTCGTCAACACGTTGGGGTCAGTAGCTACTCCAATGGGCACTGCTCCTAACGCCGAGACCAAACCAAAGCCCAAACCGGAACCTAAGGCGGCGGCCGCCCCCAAAGGCAGTTTCACCGACCAGATTCTGGCGCTCGGCCAACAAGGTTGGGACAAGCCTGCTCGGCCCAACGCAGTGCAAATCGAGCCTTGGACAAAAAAGCGCCCCGAGGCGGACCCGGTGCGTGAATTTGGCTCGTGGGCCAGCGGTTTGGCTATCTTAGCCGGCGCTCTTACGCGCACCCCCATGACCACAGCCCTGAACGCCTCGGCGGAAGCCATGAAAGCGATCCGCGCGGGCGATCTGGCGACTTACGAAGACCAGAAAAAGACCTGGCAAGAGAACACCGACATCGCGATCAAAAACGCCGAGTTGCAATACAAGGCGTATGACTTGGCCTACAAAGAAGGCCACGATACTTACGCCGATCGCATGGCGGCGATTACGACGGCGGCCACTACTTTCCACAACGAGGGCATGTTGCGTATCGCGCAACAGGGTGCGGCGGACAGTCATATTTCGGCGCTGCAAGCCCAGGCGTCGAACGGCATTAACATCGCGAAAAATCACGGCGAGTATCTCTACGCCATGATGACCGGCCAACAAATCTACGAAAAGGAACGGGAAAAAAACCCGAACCTGCCCGAGTGGAAGTCCTTGGCTAACACCCCCGAAGGCCGGGACATGCAGAACGCATACTTCTACCGCGGGCATGTGCAGAATGCTGCGGAAGCCAAGCGTCTGGAGTTTGAAGCGTCCGCCAAAGGACAACAAGCGCAAGACGTTAATCTTTTAGCAAGATCCGATTTTCTGAACAAATTTGGCCGTGATCCAGTTCCGGGGGACCCTTCGGACGACACCGCGATGGCTCAGTTCCGTAGAGATCGCGGCGCAAAAACCTCAACCTCGGACAAGATGTTCCAAGATAACCTCCTTGATGTTCAAAGGGACCCGGCTTGGAAAAACAAGACCCTGGCTGAACAAGAAAACGAGGCAAGGCGCCGCGTTGCCGACGCAAGTCACCACAAAGCCTGGGTCGAACAAAGCATGGACTTGATCGCCGCAGACTTGCGGGCCCAGCACATGGGCGACCCAGACTGGACTCCGGGCCGCGTTGCCAGCGAAGCAACTCAAGAGTTCAACAAGCGTCGCTCCCTCGGCAGCACCCAAGGCCGCATTGAGGCCGGGCCGATGCCGGGCTCCAAGGCGTGGTTTGACAATACGTTCTACCAAAAAGTCCTCGCTGATAACCCGGGCATTGAGCCTGGGGAAGCTGCGAAAAAAGCCAGGGAAATGTCTAAAAAGGCAGACAACGATTACCGTATTATCTCGGACGCAGACGCCAAGATGGCCGCCGACATGGCGCTCACGACCGGCGATACGTCCATGATGCAATCGTGGGGACGTAGCCCAGACAGTCGCGCAAAAATATTCACCGCGTTGCGGGAAGGCGCGCAAGCCCGCGGCATGTCGGTAGAAGACATTGCTATGCGCGAAGCCGAATGGGCGGGCATCATGCAAGCCGAACGATCGCTTGGTGTCCGGACGGCCACTTTGGAATCGGCAAACCAAGAAGCGAAACTGTTCATTCCGATGGTTCTTGAAGCGTCTGCCCATGTTAGTCTGACAAGTTACCCGTCCATCAACACCATCATGCTCGCGGGCGAAAAACAAATTGGCGACCCGAAAGTCGTCAAACTGGGCGTTGCCCTGAATGCTTTGAAGGGGGCCTATTCCCAAGTTCTGACCCGCACCGGGCAGCCCACGGACCAATCTCGCAAAAAAGCGGACGAAGTGCTGCAAGCAGCGTGGTCTAAAAATCAACTGTCTGCCGCCGTCCAACAGTTAGAAGCGGAAATCAACGCCGCCAGCCAAGTGCCGGACGCAGTGCAAGCGCAACTGCGGGCCCGTATGACTGCGGGGGTGCGGCCAGTTCAAACGCCCGGTGCTCCTGCCGCACCCGCTCCCGGCGGCGCTCGTATTCCCCCTTCTCTGCCGCCCAGTCTGTCTGGAAAAAACCTCCAATTCAGTCCTTCCGCGAACCAGTACCGAGACAAAGACAGCGGTAAAATTTACGACATCGAAGGGAACGAGGTGAAGTAATGGCCGGGCCAACTAAAACTACGGATTGGGTCGACGTCCCCGCCGCCAAATCAACTGGAGCCGCGGACTGGGTCGACGTCCCTTCGGCCAAACCGGCAGCGCCGGTGGGCTCAACCGCCAAGCTCAACCCGGAGTACGGCGGGTATGACAGCCCGGAAGCCAAAAAAGCGTACGGCGACCGCAAACCCACGGCTTACGCCGCGTCGCTTGCTCGCGGGGCGGCTCCAACTGCCGCAGGCGCCCTTTTAGGTGGAGCCGCCGGGTCTGTGCTTGGGCCTATCGGGGCTGCCGGCGGCGCCGCCGCGGGCGTCTTGGCGATGGCGGGGACCGAACTCGCGCTTAACACCTATAACGCCATTGCGGATGCATCGGGACTGCCAAAAGCAATCACGCCGCAGGAAGCAACCGACAAACTGCTCGACATGTTCGGGGTAGACCGGCCGAAAACCGAAGCCGATTTAGCTTTTCAAGCGCTCGGATCGGGGGTCGCCGGGGCTGGCGGCGTTGCGTCCGCCGCCGAGAGCCTCTCCCTCCGCGTGGTCGACCCTGTCGTTCGAGGGGTGTTGGAAACTATGGGGGCAAAACCCGCTGCTCAAGTCACGGCTGGGGCGTCTTCCGCCTTGTCCGCCGACCTGGCTCGTCGAGCGGGCGGCGGCCCGGCCACGCAGACCTTAGCGGGTCTAGCGGGCGGTTTTGTGCCGGGTTCCATTGAACAGGTCACCGCAAAGCCGCCGCCGACGCTCCTGGACACGTTAACGCCCTCGCAACAACAGGCAGTGACTAAAATTGCCGAACGCTTGCAAACAGACCACGACGCCGGCGGCCCGCATCCGATCAACGTCCTCGCTAATTTGGGTTCTGACCGCGCTCAAGGGGTACCGTCCACGTTGTCGGATGTCGGCGGCACAAACGTCTCCAAATTGTCTGGGGCGGTCGCCCGCGCCCCGGGCGAATCGTCCCAAATCGCTTCGACCAGTCTTGAAGAACGGCTGCAAGGGGCTGGAAAACGGCTTAATCAGACAGTCGAAGACCACATCGCGGCGGGTCCGACTACCCGAGGGGCCGCCTATTCTCTCAGCGTCGAACAACGCACTGCGTCCGGGCCTTTGTACGACAAAGCGTTCGAACCTGGCAGCGTAGCCCCGCTAGAAAAACAGTTTGAAGAGGCGTTTGACGCTTCGTCAAAAGCCGTCCGAGACGCGGAAAACGCCCATCGAGCGGCTGAACGGCAGCTAACCCAAGCTCAGGCCGCAAAATCGCGCGCCGGGGACGACGTGTACTTAAACAATTCCGCGCTGGCGGCCGAACGGGACGCGCAGTTGTCTTTACGGTCCTCAGAACGTGAATTGGACGCGGCTCACGCGGCGCACGAAGAAAACCTTGAAAACCTACGGTCGGCCCAAACGGCTCGAGAAGCCGGAGAACGCGGGGGAGTTTACTCCCCGCGCGTCCGAGGGTTCTTAAAAGACCCGATTTTTAAGGACGGCATCAAGCGCGGCATTGAAATTCAGCGTCTTGAAGCGTTGGCCGAAAACCGCCCAATGAACTTGACTGACTATGCCGTCAACGAGATGGGGGAAGTTATCAACACCCCCAACATGCGGTTGCTTGACGCCGCCAAACGCGGCTTAGACGACATTTTAGAAGAGTTTCGCGACAAAACCACGGGGAGGCTCGTGTTAAACGAACGCGGCGCCATGATCGAAGGCGTGCGCAAAAGCTACGTTGCCGAGTTAGATCGGTTGAACCCTGATTACGCTGTCGCTCGTCAGGCTTGGGCGGGGCCCGCTCGAGCTAAATCCGTGATGAAAGTCGGCAGTAACATCCTCCAGATGCACCCAGAGGACGTCCAGCGGTTTTATACCGATTTGTCCCCAAACGAGCAGAAGCACTTCAAAATCGGGGTCGCGCAGGCACTCAAAGACGCCATTGCGGAGGGCAGTGTGACCTCCCCAACGGTGCGCAAGCTGTCGTCCAGCAGTTTTGATTCCATGATGAAAGAGCGGTTCAAACCGCTGTTCAAAAACGACACTCAGTTCAATGACTTCATTGACGCAGTGACGGGGGAACGGCGGATTTTAGAAAGCAAGACCCGATACAAAGGCGGGTCTCAAACCGCGGAACGAGACGCTGACGCCGCGGCGCAAGACCGCCGCACTCAGGATCTGGCGGCGGCGGCGTCCCATGCCTTTCACGGCAACTGGATCTCGGCGGCCAAAAAATTGCTCGAAAGCAAAAAACAACTCGGACTGATTAACAACGCCGAGGCAAATGCCGAGACGGCGCGCATTCTTTTCGACGATAAGTTCGACCTCAACAGCCCTGTAGGCCGGGCGTTGACGGAACTGCTCGAAAAACAAAACGCGGCGCAAGGCCAACCGCTTGACCCCGTAGCCCCTGCGGCTTACTCGGCACCGGGGGCCATTCTCGGCACTATGGGGGTCACCCCATGACCATTTTCACACCCGCCGCCCAGGTCGAGGGCAACGTGATCGCCGATAAACTGGCGAAGCTGGCGCTGAAAATAGCTGACGAATCATCCGCCGATGGCGTAGGATTGGCGGACCGGATCGATGCGTTTAAGGTACTCACCACCTACTACGTGAATACGACGAAGATCAACGCTGGTGTTGATCCCGAACCTGATGACGGAGTACCGACTTTTGACAACCTCCAGCAACGCATCGCGTCTGCGTCAAATCGCTCCTGACCGTGAGATACCCGACCTCGCCCCAGTGGCCGCTCCGCCGGCAAATGACGCAGCGTTGGGCATCCTGCTCGTTGCCCTCAAGGCTTTGAGCCAGCGCACGATCGTAGCCCTCGGGCAACTCGCCGCGGTTCTGGCGCTCGGATCGGTGTGGTGGCTCTTCAACAACGCCTTGCCGGCCAACCCGACCGTCAACCAGCTCACCGGACTTGGCCTTTACGGCGCCCTGGTGCTGGCCGTCTTGTGGGTCAAACGCTAAACCAGAAGGATCTGACCATGAAAAAGCCGATCAAAGCCGCCGCCAAAGCCGCCGCCAAAGGTATGTCGTACGGCAAAGGTATGCCGGATGCCAAGATGTCCAAGATGGGCAAGAAGACCGACGCTAAGAAGCCGGTCGCGGTCAAGAAATAATGTCCGGCCCGAACACCCCCGGCCACGTCGCGATCTGGGCCACGCCCAGCACGACGAAAGATGGCGGCACCGCGTCTGCGGGGCTCGTCAATAGTCTGGGGCTGTACGGGAACGGGGGCACCCCCTTCGGCATTGTGAATAGCGCCACGCCCGCGCCGTTTTCCGGGTCCTACACAATCCTGGGCGCGGGCGTCTCGCAGACTGCCGCCTACCTGCAGGTCAACGGCTCTCAGGGCCTGCCCTTCCAGATCCAGATCGACGGGATCACGGGGCTTCAGGTCAGCCACGCCGGCGTGACCCTACCGACCCCCCTGGCGCCCGCCAGCGGCGGCACGGGCCTGTCGTCCATCCCAGCCAATGGGCAGCTGCTCATCGGCAACGGGACGGGCTACACGCTCGGCACGTTGACAGGCGGTCCAGGCGTATCGATCACCAACGCCGCCGGGTCTGTGACCATCGGGTTCAGCGGCGCAGGTACCGGCACGGTGACCAGCGTCCAGTTGGCGACCGGTTCGACCGGCTTGACGGTCAACGGCGGCACAACCGCGACGGTTACGACCAGCGGAGCGTTTAACCTGGCCGGCACTCTGGCGCTCGCCAGTGGCGGCACGGGCGCATCGTCCATCGCCGCCGGCATCGTGTCTTCCACGGGGTCGGTCCTGGCGTCCACGACGCTCGGCGCAGGCCTATCGTATTCTGCCGGGACGTTGAGCACGAGCGCGTTCACGTCGTTGGCCGCTGGCTCTGGCATCGCCGTCAGCGGGAACACGATCACGAACGCTGGCATCGTCAGCCTCGCCGCGGGCTCTGGCATCGCCGTCAGCGGGAACACGATCACGAACGCTGGCATCGTCAGCCTCGCCGCTGGCTCCGGCATCGCCGTCAGCGGGAACACGATCACGAACGCTGGCATCGTCAGCCTCGCCGCTGGCTCCGGTATCGTTGTCAGCGGGAACACGATCAGCGCCCTGAGCGTGACGGCAGGGTTGGTGTCGTCCAACGGCACTGTGCTGACAGCTACGACCCTTGGCAGCGGCCTGTCTTGGTCCGCCGGGACGTTGAGCACGAGCGCGTTCACGTCGTTGGCCGCTGGTTCCGGCATCGCCGTCAGCGGGAACACGATCACGAACGCTGGCATCGTCAGCCTCGCCGCTGGCTCCGGCATCGCTGTCAGCGGGAACACGATCACGAACGCTGGCATCGTCAGCCTCGCCGCGGGCTCCGGCATCGCTGTCAGCGGGAACACGATCACGAACGCCGGCGTCTTACAGCTCGGCACGGCCACCGGCACGATCGCTCTCGGCACCAACCTATCAATCACGTCCGGCACCCTAAACGCCTCCGGTGGCAGCGGCAGCGGCACTGTGAACTCCGGCACGGCTGGGCAACTGGCTTACTACGCCACCAGCACCAATGCCGTGTCCGGCCTTGCCGTAGGCACTGGTTTGACTGTCAGCGCCGGCACAATCTCCGTCACCGGCACGTCCACGTCGGTTGTGGCCATCGGCAGCCCTGTCACAGGGGGCACGAGCGGCGACTTCCTCTACGTCAGCGGCGGCAACCTCGCCCAGGTCGGGACGACCGGGACTGGCAACGTCGTGTTGGCGTCCAGCCCGGTGTTGGTCACGCCGACGCTTGGGGCGGCCACGGCGACGAGCGTCAACGGCTTGACGATTACTAGCACAACCGGCGTGTTGACCGTCGCGAGCGGCAAGACCCTAACCGCCAGCAACTCGTTGGCGTTTGCCGGCACCGACGGCTCGACCCTCAACGTCGGGACTGGCGGCACTCTCGCGGCCCTGGCGTTCTTGTCGGCGGCGCCCGCCGGCACCCTGACCGGAAGCACTCTGGCGTCCGGTGTGACGACCTCGTCCCTCACCAGCGTTGGGACGTTGACAGGGTTGAGCGTCAACGGGACCATAAACGCATACTACACTGGTAAATCTGGCCTACTGATAAACGAAGACAGTAGCGGCAACGTCTTTATCAACCAGCAAGACAACGGCCCGCTTATCTTCAACACCAACAACACCGAACGCATGCGTATTACCGCAGCGGGAAACGTCGGCATCGGAACGACGACACCCAGCGTTAAGCTTTCTGTTGTCGCCAATACCAACGGGAATGACGGTTTTTTTGTATCAAACAGCAGCACTGGCGCATCCGCTGTGGGTGTAATTGGCGTTAGTGCGCAAGGATGGTCTGGCCTTCAGCTAATTCAAATCCAATCATCTGGAACGGCGCTACTTTATACCAATGACAATGTGCCGATGCTTTTTGGGACCAATGCCACCGAACGCATGCGGATTACCGCCACCGGCAATGTCGGTATTGGGAACAGCGCCCCCAGCTATTTGCTGGATGTGAATGGCACAGGGCGGTTTTCGGGGTCGCTTCTTGTCACTGGGAACGCGTACCTCAACAGCATCTACCAGAGCAATTTGGACGTGTTTGCGTCTTTCTCGTCCGGAACAGCCGGCATAGATGCTGGCGCGCTGCTCACTCTGCTAAACACGAACAACTACGGCGCGAACACCGTCAGCTACTCATCGACGGACAATCGCATTTTCAACATCAACATCAACACCACAACCGCCATCGAACTTAGGGCTTCCGCTACGGCCCAAATGATTTTTGCGGCAGCAAGTTATCAGTTCCAAAACTATGTTGGCATCGGGACCAGTTCTCCCGTCAGCCCGTTAACTGTCAACGGGCCTGGGGCTGCAACGCCCAGCTTGTCGGCTGCTGGTGGCGCGGTCACCATCAGCAACAACAACGACCTCGACCTGCAAATCGGCGAGGTCTCCGTAACGGGCTCTGCTGGGATATATTTGCAGTCGAAAAAACACACCAACGATGGGACTAGCTGGCAACTATACCTCAACCCGTTGGGCGGCAGTGTTGGCGTCGGCACAAACACGCCCGCGACCCTGCTCGATGTCGCCGGTACGATCAGCAAGAACGGCAAGCCCACGGCCCCGTGGATCAACGTCTGCACCGACTATGGCGCGACGACCGGCACTGACATCACGACCGCGCTGAACAACGCCATCGCGGCGGCCAACGCCAGCGCCAGCGGTGTGACCATCTACCTCCCGCCCGGCAACTACACGGTGTCGTCGAACCTCACCGCGATCACCAACAACGGAGTCGGTATCGCCGGAGACAGCACGTACAACACGACCATAAATATCGCCTACGCGCCTGGCGCAGGCAACGCGGTGTTCACGTTTCAGAGCACGACCAGCGGTTCTCGCCTCCAGGGCGGATTCATGCGCGACCTTCAGGTCAGCTGCAACCCGACTTACATGACCTCGGGACAAGTGGTGAACACTAGTTTTACTTGGGATTTTTTATTCCAAAATTTGACGTTCAATCAGCCTTACAACGGCGTTTACAATCGCCAGTATAACGTTATGCGGTTCGAGGATTGTCGGTTCCAGAACATCAAAGGGATCTTTGGCATCCAGTGCTATGGGGACGGTTCTACCCGTAACGGCAGTGTTGATCGTTCGGACTTGCTCTACCTTCGCTCCGTCATCCTTAGTGGGAACCAAAACCTCGCTTCTGGGTCTGGCGGTTCAACACCATACCTGCTTTGGCTTGATGGGTTTATTCAAACCGTCCACTACAGCCACCTCATTATGCTTGAAGGCGGATATGGGTTCTACGCCACAAACACCCCCACGGCGTCGTTTACTGGGTCGATAAGCGGCACCACCTTGACTGTTACCGCCGTTTCATCAGGCGGTTTGGGTGTCGGGCAACTTATCAACGGCACCGGCGTTACGTCAGGTACGGTGATCACAGCCCTCGGAACGGGTACTGGCGGCACGGGTACTTACACCGTCAACAACAGCCAAACTGTCTCAAGCGGGTCAATCACGGCCACCGTCGCCCCCGGTAACTGGCCGTCGTTCATCTTTGGCGTGGACATTCAGATTGAGCAGTGCCGATACGCCGGCATTGCCGCGACCTGCTTGTGGGACGCCTATTTCAACGGCGTCTACAGCAACATCCACGGCACCACGACCGGCCTGACTTACTCCGCCCCAGGTGCTTTTCTCAACGGCACAACAGTGTCCGGCCAACCCACAATAACGCGCGTCGGGTTCAACAACGGCACAATGTCGGCTAACAACGATCACGGTTTAAAAGCCTTCAATGTCGTTAACCTGAGCCTGACGGACATGAACTTCTGGGAGAACGCTGGCTCGGGTATCTACACCCCCGGCTGTTCCAACGTGCTGGTGTCCGCCGTTCGCTCGTACGCTAACGTCAACTACGGCTGGGACGGATCGACCGGGACAAATCTCGCCGCGTCTGCTAGTAGCTTCCAAGGCAATACGGTCGGTTCGACTTACGGCACGATCTCCACCGCAGCTTGCTTCGTGTAGTTTGAGGACTAGTTAAAATGGCAAACACATATTCTTGGTCTTTTCCGGTCCTCACTTCGTACCCAACCTACGAAAGCCAGACAGACGTTGTTTACACCGTCCACTGGGTTCTGACGGGCACTGATGGCAACGGCCACGACGGGTCGGTCTATGGGACCCAGTCCGTGACTTACGAAGCCGGGTCGCCTTTCACTCCGTACGCAAACCTGACCGAACCGCAAGTGCAAGGCTGGGTGACCGATGCGATGGGCCCAGATAGAGTGGCCGAGTTACAAGCCAACATCGACGGCCAAATCCAGCAGCAGATCTCGCCGACTTCCGTCAACCTTCCTCCTCCCTGGGCATAACTCATGAGCGTCGAACAAACCGGCCCGATCACCCCAGGACACGTAGCCATCTGGACCGCCCCTGGCGTCGTGCAGGACGGCGGCGCGTCCACGTCCGGTGTGGCCAACAGCTTCGGCCTGTACGGCCTGGGCGGCACTCCCCTGGTCGTTACCGGCAGCGCCACGCCTGGGCCGTTCAGCGGCCAATACACGCAGCTCGGGTTTGGGGTGTCCAGCACGGCGGCATACCTCACGGTCAACAGCTTCAACGGCGGCGCCACGCTGCCGTTCGAATTTATCCTCGGCGGCGTCAACGTCTTCACCGTCGGACCGACCGGTGTGACCTTCCCCACGGGCCTGCCACCATCGAGCGGCGGCACCGGCTTGACCGCCACGCCGGCCGCGGGCCAGCTTCTGATCGGCAACGGCACGGGTTACACGCTGAACACCCTGACCGCCGGCAGCGGCGTCCAGATCACGAACAACGCCGGCGCGATCACCATCTCGACTTACAACGGCGGCGGGTCCGTCACGAGTGTGAGCGGCAGCGGCGGATCGACCGGCCTGACGCTCACCGGCGGACCGATCGTCGGCGCGGGGACCCTGACCCTCGGCGGCACCCTGGGTGTGACTTCGGGCGGCACGGGCGTCACGTCCTCGACCGGAGCCGGGTCGGTCGTCCTCAACACGTCGCCGACCCTCGCGTCCCCCACGCTCAACAGCCCGACCATCAACAACGGCTCGATCAGCAGCGCCGCCATCACCGGCGGCAGCGTGTCGTCACTCACGACGCCCCTGGGCGTGGCGTCGGGCGGCACGGGCGCGTCGTCGCTCACGGCCAACGCCGTGGTGGTCGGCAACGGGACGGGTGCGGTGTCTACGGTCTCGCCAGGCACCTCGGGGAACGTGCTGACCTCGAACGGCACGACGTGGGTGTCGAGCGCCGCGGGCGGCGGGCAGATCCAGACACAGATCCTGACCGTTGGTTCGGGAACGTGGACCGCTCCGACCGGGGTGACGAAAGTGTTTGTCGCCGTTGTCGGCGGTGGCGGGGGCGCCTCCTTCGGCTACTCCGGCGGATATGGCGGCATCGCGATTGGCGAGTATTCAGTAACCCCGGGGACGGGCTACTCTTATGCCGTAGGAGCCGGAGGAGCCGGAGTTAACAGCAGCATCGCGTCTTCGGGCAGCGCGTCATCTTTCTCCACGCTGTTGTCCGCGACGGGTGGTGGCGGCGGCAATAACTCAATTGGGACAGGCGCTGACGGAACAGGGTCGTCCGGCACGTTGCGTAATGCTAGCGCCCTGTGGGCCGCCCAAAGTACCCCGCTTGGCGGGCTCCAAACGACCGGAGCGGGGAGTAATGCGGCGTCTAGCTGGGGGATTAACTCAGCCACGATGGCTGGCGGGGCTGGGTACCCCAATGGCGGCGTCGGATACGGCGGCAACTCCGGCGGCATTTATCTAATGTGGGTGGGCTAACATGGCACAGGCACTGATTTCTCCGGGCGAACGTGTGTACGGCTACGACAAGACGTTGCTTGGCGAACGCATCGCCCAGGTCGAACCTGTCGCATTTGAAGTAGCACCACCGCTATTCTGGGCGACCGTTCCCGACACAGTGGTGGCAGATCAATACTATTGGGACGGCACCCAGGCTCTGCCGATCCCGGTTAAGCCGCCCGCCCCACCCCCCGCCACGTAAGGAACACCTCGATGTCCAAACTGTCCGTTGATCGGGGCGAGAAACTGTCCACCGAAAAAGGCGCAGGCCTGACCGCGAAGGGGCGCGCGAAATACAACCGCGAGCACGGGTCGAACCTCAAAGCCCCCGCGCCCCATCCAAAGAGCGACAAGGACGCGGCGCGCAAGTCGTCGTTTTGCGCTAGAATGAAGGGCGTTGTGGCCAAATCGAAGGGCGACGCCCCGCGCGCTAAGGCGTCGCTGAAACGATGGAACTGCAAGTGACTTCCGCTAAACCCTCGACCCCAGGTGAATAATGTCCACGTCCCCGTTCATCCAACAGGTCGGCTCGGTTACGCCCGGCCACGTCGTGACCTGGGTGGCCCCGGGGATTGTGCAAGACGCCGGATCGTCCGCTTCGAGCTACATCAGCAGCCTGGGCGTCTATGGCCTTGGCGGCCTGCCCTTCGCGATCACGAATAGCCCCACGCCTCCGCCGTTCACCGGCACCCTGAGCCAGATTGGCATGGGGATCTCGGCGACAGAGGGATACGTTGCGGTTAACAGCCCGAACAACCTCAACGGTCTCCCGTTCGCCGTGAAAATCAACGGCGTCGACGTGCTCATCCTGTCGGCGACCGGAGCCCTAACGCTGCCGACGCCTCTGCCGGTGTCGAGTGGCGGCACGGGGCTGTCGGCCACGCCTGGAGCGGGCCAGCTTCTGATCGGCAACGGCACGGGCTACACGCTGGCTAACCTGACGGCTGGCGCCGGCATCAATATTACGAACGGCGCCGGCGGCATCACAATCGCGGCGACCGGCACTCCAGGCACGGTCACCAGCGTAGCGACCGGCACCGGACTGACGGGTGGGCCGATTACCAGCAGCGGCACGATTCAAATCGCCAATACGGGCGTGGCGGCCGCCACTTACGGATCTGCGTCGTCCGTCCCCGTCGTGGCGTTTAACGCGCAGGGGCAAGCAACCTCGGCCAGCAATACGGCAATCGCCATCGACGCCAGTGCGGTTGCCACCGGCACCCTGGTCGTCGCTCGTGGCGGCACCGGCCTATCCACAACCCCGGCCAACGGTCAGATCGACATCGGCAACGGCTCGGGGTTCACCCGCGGCACCCTCACCGCCGGCAGCGGCGTGACCATCACGAACAGCGCCGGCGGGATCACCATCGCGGCGACGGGCGGCACCGGGACCGTGACCAGCATCGCCGCTGGCGCCGGCCTGTCGGGCGGCACGATCACGACCGCCGGCACGATCTCCATGCCTGCCGTCGGGACGGCGGGAACGTACGGGGCCGCCGGCACTGTGCCGGTCATCACGACCGACACGTACGGGCGGGTGTCGGGCGTCACCAACACGGCAATCGCCATCGCCGCGGGAGCGGTGAGCGGCCTGGCGGCGTCGGCCACGATCGACACCACCAACGCGTCGAACATCAGCAGCGGCACCCTAACCACGGCGCGTCTGTCCGGGTCTTACACGGGCATCACGGGTGTCGGGACGTTGACCGCCGGGACGTGGAACGCGACGACCCTCGGCGCTGCCTACGGCGGCACCGGCCTGACAACCACGCCAGCCAACGGCCAGATCGACATCGGCAACGGATCTGGGTTCACCCGCACCACCCTCACCGCCGGGTCGGGCGTGACCATCACCAACGCGGCGGGTAGCATCACCATCGCGGCGACGGGCGGCAGCGGCACTGTGACCAGCGTGGCTGTCAGCGGTGGCACGACCGGCCTGACGACCTCTGGTGGGCCGATCACAGGGGCTGGCACGATTACCCTGGCGGGGACGCTCGGCGCTGCCTACGGCGGCACAGGAGTGGCCAACGCCAGCACCAGCACTCTGACCCTCGGCGGGGCCGTCACATACGCGGGCGCGTTCACCCAGACGTTCACCGCTACCGCCAACACCGCGCTGACGCTGCCAACGAGCGGCACCGTCATCAGCACCGTCACCAACATGGCGGCTAACCCAGTCACAGGCACCCCGTCAGTCAGCACGTTCCTGCGTGGTGATGGCACCTGGGCGACGCCATCGGGCGGCGGCAACGTGTCGAACGTCGGCACCCCGACGAGCGGCCAGATTGCGCAGTGGACGAGCGCGACGACGATCCAGGGCATTGCTACGTCTGGCACAAACAGCGTGGCGCTGCGGGACTCAAGCGCCAACATCAGTGCCAACAATTTTTTCCTGAATTATACCAACGTCGCAGCCGCAGGAACGACAACGGTTCTGACCGCCAGTTCATCCCCGTCATACGTGGTGACGGGATCGGGCGGTCAAACATACCAGTTGCCCGATGCCACCACGCTGCCTATCGGCGCTGAGTTTGAGTTTAACAACAACCAATCTAGCGGCTCCGTGGTCGTCAAGAACAACTCCGGCACGACGGTCTTAACGGTCGGTTCGGGCGGATACGGCGTTGTGATCTTGCTCACCAATTCGGTTGCGGCAGGAACATGGGACACGCACTTTTTTGTTCCGTCCAACGTCACATGGACCACCAACACGCTGGATTACGCCGGCTCGATCACCAGCGCGACGTGGAACGGAACGGTTATCGCCCCCAATCGCGGCGGCACGGGCGTAGCAAACAGCACCGCCAGCACCCTGACGATCAGCGGCGCGTATCCGTTGGGTCTTACGCTGTCGGCGTCCACCAGCCTCACGCTACCA